CCCTCGTGTTCGACGCGCCTCTCGAGCTTTTTGTAGTCGAGAGTGGTGCTAGTGTGACACCAGGTAGCCAGTTCATCGGCTACCTCTTTCCAGAGAGCCATAAGGCTTTTCAAAGTGGCCATCCTATCGGGTGGTTCGCTTTCCGTAGCCCAATGAACCCTCTAATCTGGGAGTCTGACTACTCCATTCTCCGGCGTATAACCGGGGTTTAGAGTAATCGTTACGGTCACAGTGAAACCCAAAAGGGCCCCACTAATGAACCGTGCAACCAGAACGAGTGTGCGTGACGGATCTTTCGTAGGCTGGTTAGACCCACAAACACGTCGCCTTTTCGGCGACATGGGTCAGATCAGTTTTCTCCACCCAGAAGCTGGGTGGCACGCGCTCCCGAAGACGCAGTCAGGTATGCCGTCAAGGCATCCACGATCTGCTTAGCCTCTGCCACCGTGTAACCAACGTCCGGAAAATCCGTAACGAGGTACACGGCACCTGTCTGCCGGACATTAATACCAGCAGCCAGGGGGTCAGCGGCGATCTTCGCGTGATCAAGGCGGAGCATACGACGAGCTCGACCCTTCCCGTAGGTGTGGGAAACGGTGAGCTTGACCGTAGCGTCATCCTTCTGGAAGACGCCAGCGTTCTTCTCGGAACTAATCCGAGGGAGCGTCTGAGCAACCGCGTTGATCGTGACACTCTGAGGGTCGGCGAAAGCCATGGGCAACTCTCCTTCAAGTTGATGACGGGAGACCATCCCCCGTCAACATGGTGGAAGTCCCGACTAAATATCTTAGCCGGTGCGACCTTAAGTCCTGGAAAGACCCAAAGCCGCAATTACGGCAACCTGTTTGCTCGTAAGAGCTTGCAGGTTGATGCCGAAGCCGTATGGAGTTGCAGGCAACCGCATTTTCCATTCATTCGATTGGAAGCGATTGCACCACCTTGTCTGAGAATTCTTGACAAAGGCGGCTCGTGTTGTGTGCTGCACCAAACTATGGTGCATCACATAACCGTACTGCAAAACCAGACCGTCGTTTCCAAGTTGGGAGATGTTAGTCATAACATCCCCAACATTGGAAAACCAGTCGACGGCCCAGGACCAGGGAGCGATGTTCCAAAGAGTCTCAGGTGTTAACCTAAGACCAAGCAGTCGGTCAGCAGCAATCGACCACTGTTGGAACTGTCCAAGAGCACCCGGGGTTACTGGGATGTGGTACCGAAAGGCACCACTGAACCAGGTCTCCTCGAGATAATGCTCATGCATCGTCCCATTGCCAAAAACATTGAGATTTGTTGCCGGGAAAAATCCACCGGTATACATACGATTCTCAATCTTTTTGTCAGGAAAGTAATATCTCCTTCTTATCTTCTTGCCACTATCTCTACGATAGTTGTCAAGAATTGATCCAGATTCCTTCACTGCCGAAGCAAATGAAGTAATCTCACGGACCAAGGGAAGCCACCCGAACTCAACGTTCAGGTACT